CCAGGTCTTACAATGTGGGCAGGTCCATCCAAACATTTTAAGACAGCATTTTCGTTATTGATGGCCAAATCTTATCTAGACAAATATGAAGACGCTGCTTTACTTTTTTATGATTCTGAGTTTGGTACTCCTCAGTCCTATTTTAACTCTTTTGGTATTGACACTAATAGGGTGCTTCACACTCCGCTTACTGATATTGAACAACTCAAGTTCGACATAATGTCACAGTTGACCAATCTTGAACGTGGTGATAAATTGATTATCGTCATCGATTCGATTGGTAACTTGGCCAGTAAGAAAGAAGTTGATGATGCCTTGGATGGTAAATCAGTTGCTGATATGTCACGTGCAAAACAAGTTAAAAGTTTGTTCCGTATGGTGACACCACATCTATCATTAAAAGATATTCCAATGATTGTTGTTAATCATACATACATGGAAATTGGTATGTTCCCTAAAGCAATCGTGGGTGGTGGTACAGGTTCTTATTACTCTGCTGATAATATCTTTATTATTGGCCGTCAGCAAGAAAAAGAAGGTACAGAAGTTGTAGGTTACAATTTCATAATCAACGTGGAGAAGTCCAGATATGTTAAAGAGAAATCGAAAATACCTGTTACTGTATCTTTTGATGGCGGCATTTCTAAATGGTCTGGTCTACTTGACCTCGCATTGGAGTCCAAGCACGTGGTCAAACCAACGAATGGCTGGTACAGCAAAGTTGATTCAAATACCGGCGAAGTAGAAGAAAAGAAATATCGTATTAAAGATACTGATACAAAAGAATTCTGGTTGCCTATTTTGAAAGATAAAACTTTCCAACAATTTATTGAGGACAAATATCGTGTCGCTTCTGGTAATATTATGTCTACTGATATTGATGAGACATTTGACATTGAAACAACAAACGGAGTTGAATAATGAGTCACGAAGAGGACAAGATAAAACATAGCAAACGACTTCACCAAGAAGAATCAGCAATTGCTAAACAAGTAAAAATTGCCAAAGCACATGGCATGGATGTTAAAGAACCACATAAGTTAGCTAAACACCATGCATTGGATTGTGGCCATGCAAATTGTCCTATTTGTTCTTCACCACGTAAAGTGACTGGTGAGAAAACCAAACAAGAACAATCTTTTGAGCAAACGGAGAAATGGAATGACTGAAGGCATAGATTATTGTTTCATCTATCCGAAAGATGATGGTCAAGCAGTACACATTAAATTTTTGGAAGGACCTTATACAGGTACCACATTCAAATATGGCAAAGTAAAATTTAAGGAAGAAAATGACCAGGTCTATTTACTTTTTGCTTATGATGTGTTAGAATCAACAGTTATGAAGCCAGCAAAAATGGAAAAAGATGCTGACTTCAAAAACTACATTGGTGACCTACTAGTGGAAATAATGTCATCAAATATTGAACAGGAAGTGATTGATGAAACTGGAACAGACGATATTAAAGAACCTAATTTACAATGAAGATTACTTACGAAAAGTATTACCATTTCTAAAAGAAGATTACTTTACAGATAGAACAGACAGGACAATTTTTAATGAGATTTCATCTTTCACAGATGCTTACAATTCAACGCCAACGATTGAAGCAGTTGTATTGGCCGTCAAAGAAAGGCGAAATCTTACAGCTGATGAAGTTGAGAGATGTGAGACTACTCTCAAAGAGATTGAACAAACTAAAGGCGAAGAATCCAAGATTCAATGGCTTGTTGACAAAACCGAACAGTTTTGCCAAGAGAAAGCCATATACAACGCAGTATTGGGGTCTATTTCAATCTTGGACGGTAAGGACAAAACCCATGAGAAAGGTCAGATTCCCAAGATACTATCGGACGCTCTGGCAGTAAGTTTTGATTCTTCCGTTGGTCACGATTATTTGGAGAATAGTGATGAAAGATATGAATTCTACCACAGAAAAGAAGAACGAATTCCTTTTGATTTGGACTTCTTTAACCGTATTACAAAAGGCGGGCTTCCTACTAAGACACTCAATATTGCTCTTGCTGGCACTGGTGTTGGCAAGTCACTTTTTATGTGTCATTGTGCCGCTGGAGCTATGTCGCAGGGTAGAAATGTACTCTATATCACTATGGAAATGTCTGAAGAAAAGATTGCAGAAAGAATAGATGCAAACTTATTGAATGTAACCATAGATGATTTGGTGAATCTACCAAAAGATATGTATGATAAGAAGATTGCCAAACTCAAAGAAAAGATTGTTGGCAAACTAATCATCAAAGAATATCCAACCGCTTCGGCTTCCGTAACACACTTTAGAACATTACTAAATGAACTCAATCTCAAAAAGTCTTTTACTCCTGATATTATTTTTATCGATTATCTTAATATATGTTGCTCTTCTCGCATCAAAGCAGGAGCCAACATCAATAGTTATACATACGTCAAATCAATTGCCGAAGAGCTGCGAGGTCTTGCCGTTGAGTACGGAGTCCCAATCGTATCTGCTACTCAAACTACAAGAAGCGGATTTAATTCGTCCGATCCAGGGCTCGAGGACACTAGTGAATCTTTTGGTCTGCCGGCAACCGCAGACTTGATGTTTGCTTTGATTTCTTCCGAAGAACTGGAAGAACTTGGTCAGATTATGGTCAAACAGTTGAAGAATAGATATAACGACCCAACGATGTATAAAAGATTCACACTTGGTGTTGACCGTGCAAAGATGAGACTATATGATGTTGAACAATCAGGTCAAGATGGCCTTGCTGATGCTGGTATTGTAGATAAACCAATTAACACATTTGGTGACCGTGAACGACCAAAGAAGAAATCATTTGATGGATTTAAAGTATGAATTTAACTAGAGAACAGGCATTGTATTGCTCAAATGCTTTCCATGAATATTTTAGTGATATGGGAAGTATTGAACAATACATGCGTGATGAGAAACTAAAATCTGTTGCTGAAATACCAGCATCATTGTTTCCACCAGAAGATGATTTGTTTTCAGATTTCTCCATGCACCCAAGTGATATGGAGATTGAAGTATGTGAGATACCAAATGATACATGGGAAACATTAGTTGCCATTACTTCATCTCATGTCAACAAGGCACCAGTTGGTAGAAATATTCAGTTGGCAGTCAAGGAGAAGAACACAGGAAAGATTCTTGGTTTTATTCGTCTTGGTTCACCTGTCATCTATATGAAACCAAGAAATGATTTGTTAGGACAGGTCTGGATTCAGGATCCAGACACAGCCAAACGATTCAATCAATCTACTATTATGGGTTTCGTTATTGTACCGGCACAACCTTTTGGATTCAATTACCTTGGTGGTAAATTGTTATCTGCTATCTGTACCTCACATACAGTTAGAGAAATGTGCAACAAGAAATATGATATGAACCTTTGCCTGTTTGAAACTACCAGTTTGTATGGTACAACAAAGGCAGTATCACAGTATGATGGTATGAAACCGTATATTCGTTATCAAGGTCTTACCGAATCTGATATGGTACCGATGATGCACGGACCAAGATATCATACACTTAAAGATTATGTGGAAAGTTTCACTGGAGATTTATTGGCTGGTGATACATCAACTACCAGTAGAAAACTTAGAACCTTTACCAAGATTATAGCTTTAACTAAAGCAGCACTTAAAGGTAGTTCTGAAGGAGAGGCATTCCAAGCAACGATTGAGAACGCTAAGGGGTTGACAGAAAAGAAAAGATATTACACTTCAGACTACGGATTTGCCAACATGGTTGATTTTATGAATTGTAAAACAGATAAATTATTACCTGGTGAAAATTATCACAAACATGAATTGGAAAATGTTGTTGCTTGGTGGAAAAACAAGGCTATAAATAGATACGATACCCTTAAATCTGAGGGTAGATTACGTACCGAATTAGAAGTTTGGACTTCAGGTAAAGACATACAAATTATTAGGTAAAATGGCTACAAAAAGAGAAGGCGCAGTTTCAACAAAAGCACAAGAATTAACTTCTGCTTGGATCTTTCGGCGTGCTTTGAATGATAATAAAAGATATAAAGATGCCGATGACATATTGAATGATATAAAATTTCAGAATGAAATTGTTGGTACAAAAACAAAAAAAGGAATATATCCTAATATTGATATTGAATGGATAGAAACTTTCTTTAAACAACAAAAAAGATTTTTAGATGAATTTTCTAATGCTAGATTTAAAGAGTTTAGTGTTGATGGTGGTTTCATGGATTGGGTTTCTAAATTGGTTAACCAAAAATATGGAATCAATAAAAAAGACTCATGGGATCCTGCTGATGTGTGGTGCATTCAGAATGAAAATGAAGTAAAAAAACAAATTACTGATGCAATTAATGAAACATCTAATATTGAAGTATTAAATGCTGAACTAAGAACTTTATTTAAAGAACGAAAAGTTGTTGGTATTTCATTAAAAAAAGTAAGTCCTACAGCACCCCAAGCAAGATATCAAGAAGTTAATATTAAAGAAGGTGTATTATTTACATCAGGCAAACATCCAACATTTAAAATTAATAGAATTTATTGTGATTTGTTTTATAATGAAACAGGAAAGCCTATAGGCCGTGCTGGTACTGTAATTGAATTTGATGTTAAATACTCTAAAGAAATACTTAATTTTACTTTAGCAATCAGAACAAACGGAAGAACATATGATCCTGGTAATCTTAAATATGAGATTACAGAAGATAGAGCAGCTGCACAAATGGGACAAGCTCCGGTTGGACTTATTGAAGAAGTTTCAAAAAAACATAAAATGGAATTTGATAATGATTGGAAGAATTTTCCTAGTAATTTAGCGGATTTCAACTCAGAAAAATCAGCTTGGCGTGGAGTATTTAATAAAATCAAAAATAAAGTTGAAACAAATATTAATTCTGATGAAGAATTTATTAAAACAATTTCAAAATTATTAATTGATAAAGAAAATTATGGAACAGGAAATTCAAAACTAATGCAAATAAATTTTTTATATAATTTTATTGATTTAGGTGAAAAAGGAATGGAAAAATTTATAACAGATTTATTTTTCTTGTCCGAAAAACGTGGAAAAGGATTTGGTCCTTTTGGAAAGATTTATTAAAAATGAAAAATATTATTGACGATGACGATGATTTTGGTTTCTCTGCTATCTCAGCAGCAGATTATGAAGCAAGAATAACTAAAGCAGCCAAAGATGCTGAATATGAAGCATCATCATTAACTGCTGACCAATATAGAGCACAACTAATGGAATTAGAAAAAGTTATTATTCCATTTTTAACAAAACTACGTGACACCGGAGACAAAGAATATATATTTTGGCCAAACCGTGGTCCTATATTGGATAAACAAATAGAGAAAGTATTGAAATTAACTAGAGGATGATATGAGTGCTACTGTGATTATACCAACTACTGGTTCTCCAGAGTTGCGTAAAGCTATTGATTCTGTATTGAAACAAACTTATCCAACAACTTGTTATGTTGTATCAGATGGTTTAAAAAACCATTCCAAGACAAGAATGATTGTTGATGATTTTCCTGCCAAACATATAGAAAAATGTTATTTGCCTTTGAATGTAGGTGCCAATGGATTTTATGGTCACCGAATCTACGCCGCATTCACACATCTAATCGAGACTGATTATGTACTGTATCTAGACCAAGATTGTTGGTTAGAACCAAACCATGTACAATCTTGTATTGAGAAGATTGAAATTGACAAAAAAGATTGGTCATATTCATTACGAAATATAACAGACAAAGATGGTAACTTTCTAACCAAAGATGATTGTGAATCTTTAGGTAGATGGCCAGTATTTTCAGGTGATTATAGTCATATAGATACTAATTGCTATTGCCTTAAAACAGAACATGCGATAAGATTATCATCTGTTTGGCATGGTGGTTGGGGACAAGATAGGGTTTGGTTTGAAGTATTGTCTCAGAACTTACCTAATTATAACTGTACAGGTCAATATACTGTAAATTATCGTGTTGCTGGTAATGAAGGTTCTGTTAAACCAGAATTCTTCTACTTTGGTAATAAAATTATGAATGAAAAATATAATGGAGCATTCCCATGGCGAAAGAAAATCTAATTATTGGTGGATTTACCAATTACAACTACAATCAACTAAAACCTTGGGTTGAATCTATTTGTGAAGTGATGCCAGATGCACACAGAGTTTTGTGTGTTGGTAATGCGTCCGATGAAACCAAGAGAACATTGGCCAACAAGGGTTTTGAACTTGTTGATATGCCACAAGCTAATATACCCATTCATGTACTTAGATTCTTGTCTATCTATGAGTATCTACGTAAGAACTGGCAAAAGTATAATCTAGTTGTTACAACAGATGTAAAAGATGTATACTTCCAAACAGACCCATTCAAATGGTTAGATTACCATAACATCGGTGTCAAAGATATGCACCAGATTGTTGCTGGTTCAGAATGTCTGAAATATAAAGATGAGGCATGGGGTAATGAGAATCTAATGCAATGTTATGGACCATATGTACATAACATCTTTAAAGAAAATGAAATCTTTAATGTTGGTGTACTAGGTGGTTCAGCAGAATATATCAAAGACTTGGTATTCAATATCTTTACCAATGCAACCAATAGACCAATACCAATCGTTGACCAAGCCGTGTTCAATGTATTAATTCAAACACAACCATACAAAGATGTTGTACTACAAGCAACACAGGCATCAGGCTGGGCTTGTCAAGCAGGTACGGTTGCGGATCCAACCAAGATGGACACATTCAGGCCAAATCTATTAGAAGATGAACCTATGTTTGTTGATGGTACAGTATTGACTTCAACGGGTAAACCATTCTGTATCGTACACCAATATGACCGTGTTCCATCATGGAGACAACACGTAATGGAAAAATATAAACAAGATAATCCCGAAGAATATTTTACATATAGGACAACATGATGAATGATATAATTAAATTTGATACAGTAACACAGGCTTTTGGAATTGAGAGAACACAATTCAAATGTTCTGGTTATGGCCTTGGTGTTATGGTTGCCAAAATGCAGAATCCAAAAGTAATTGAAATTGGATGTGACATTGGTGATACAACACAATTCTTATTAGATAGTAATCCTTCTTTGGAACTTGTTGGTATTGATCCTTATGAAAACTATGTTGATTGGAATGGTAATCAATTAAATGAACGTAATGTTGTTTATGACCAATTTGTTGAAAGATTAAAAGGTTATACAAATCGTTTTAGTCTATATCGCCAATACTCAGATGATATACATCAAATACTGAAAGATGAATCATTTGATTTAATTTTTATTGATGGTTTACATGAGTATAACCAGTTGACTAAAGATTGTGCAAATTATTATTCTAAATTAAAAGAAGGTGGTATTTTTGCTGGCCACGATTACAATGCTATTGAAGGTGTTCGTAAAGCCGCAGATGAGTTTGCTGCCAAAGTTGGTAAAGAAATTCTTATTACAGAATGTGATGTTTGGTATTGGATTAAGTAATGAAAAGTTGTATAGTATTATCAGGTCAATATCGTACATTTGACCAAACCTGGAAAGGTATCAAAGAATTTATTGACCTCAATAATTTGGATGTTTATTGTCATATATGGACAGACAATTTAGATGAAGTTAAAAATGTTGCTGACCGATTGAATCCTATAAAAATAGATTTTACAAATCCAAAGAGTTATGAAAATGTGTTCAATGAAGTAGAACATAGGATTCGTCTGGCACATACTAAAGGTCCGAATGATGACAAATTGGCTGGTAATGCCTCAATGAATTTTGGTCGTAAAAAAGCATTTGAACTAATTGAACAAGATTATGATATGTTGGTATATTGCCGATATGATATTAGATTTGATAAGGTGTTTGAGTTTACCAAACTTGATATGTTACTAACACCACTAGAACACTCTTATAATCTTATATCTGATATATTTGCAATCATGCCATTTAAAGATGCTAAACATTATTTCATTTATGACCAGTATGAAAGATTACATTCTACTCAGTTTGAACCTGAGTTTGAACATTATATGAGAGATGTTCGCCAATATGGTGATGAGAACATGAGAATTCATATGCATGAAAGATACTGTCCACACATGATGTTGTTGCGTAATATATACATGAATGGTGTGAAACACATTAATACAAATCAAATAACAGTATCATTACAAAGATGAAAATAGCATTATGTTTTGCTGGTCAAGCCAGAGCATTTGAACAAGGTTACGAATATTACAAGCGTAACTTACTAGACCACTATGATGTGGATGTATACATTCATACGTGGAATTTTCCAGGAGAAGATGAGTTAATTAAATTATATAATCCTAAAGGTCATGAATTCAGAACACCACCCCTTGGTGATTATGATAACAAATACATCCGAACTCCTGACCGAGAAAAATATCCACCAAGAAACAATTACAGGCAGTTTTTCTCTTTGTATGAATGCAGTAAACTAGTTCAATTTTCTGCAATAAAATATGATTGGGTAATTCGTAGCAGAACCGATTATGCTTTGAATACTGTTATTCCTTTTGCTGAGTTGGACAATACAAAATTGTATATACCAAATTGTCGAATGGTACCTGAAAGAGATTTTGGAAATGACCAATTTGCTTTTGGTTCCCAAGAAACCATGATGAAGTACATGTCAACCTATCTTAATATAGACAAGTATTATGACGCTGGTGCCATATTTGTAGGTGAAGAACTTATGAAAGCCAATCTACATGAACATGGTTTGATTGGAGAGAAACTGGTTTATGTTGATATGAATAACCCATTTCCACCAGGTCGATATAACGGAACATGGCATTCTTTAATTCGTAATGATATGGAAAAATGGATAAAATAGTAAAACAATTTTCTGGTCATTCCGGTAGTCATATTTTTTTGATGGAAGATAAAAGTGGTCTGTATGTTAAGAAAATCAATAATGTACAAAGAAATATTGAAAGATTAACAGACCTCTGGACTAAAAAATATCCTGTACCTGAATTATATTGGTACGAGGATGATAAGTTACACATGGAATATATTCATGGGTTAGATATGAAAACATATCTATTACACAACAATACAAATTCACTTATTAATTTCATTGAAGATATAGTTGATTCCTTTAGTGATGATTCGGTATATAAAGACTATACTGAAACTTACCTCAAGAAACTAGAATGGTTGACAGATAATTCTGAATTGCCATTTACAAAACAAGAGTTAATTGATAGACTACCAAAGAATTTGCCATGTTCAACCTATCATGGTGACATGACTTTAGAAAATATCATGTATAAGGATCCAAACTTCTACCTGATAGATGCTGTTACAACAGAATATGATTCATACATATTTGATATAGCAAAACTTAGACAAGATTTGGAATGTAAATGGTTTCTACGTAATTCAGATATTAGAATAGACACCAAGTTACACATTATACAGGACAAACTAAGAAGGCTTTATCCAGAAGCATTTGATGATTCACTTTTGATATTGATGTTATTGAGAGTGTACTGTTATACCAAAAAAGAAGATAGTAATTATAAATTTATTATGAAAGAGATTAACAGACTATGGAAGTAATTGTCCCAGCTGCAGGTTTATCTACAAGATTTCCTGGAATGAAGCCGAAATACTTGTTGTATGATTACAAACATGAATTGATGATTGGTAATGCAATCAAACCATACATAGGTAAAGGTATCAGAGTAACTGTTGGTATTTTGAAACAACACGATGAACAATATAATGCAGTTGAGTTTCTAAGGCATGAATTTGGTTTGTTAATCAATATTGTTGTTCTTAATGAACCAACTAAAGGACCTGCTGACACCGTTTATCAAATATTATCAAACATGGATATAACTTTTGATTCACCAATATTGATTAAAGATTGTGATAGTTTCTTTGAACATGATGATATTGGCGATAACTATATTTGTGTTTCCAAAATATATGAACATGAAGTTCTAAAGAAACTTTCATCCAAGAGTTTTGTTATTTGTAATGAACAAGGTATTGTTAAAGATATTGTTGAGAAATCTGTGGTATCAGATACATTCTGTGTTGGTGGTTATAAATTCGAATCAGCCAAATTATTCATAGATACATTCGAGAAACTATCTCAAAATGGCGAATTGTTTGTTTCGGATGTGATAGAACATTGTATTAATAAAGGTACAATATTCACCGAGAAAAAGGTTATCAATTACTTTGATGTTGGTACTTCACAAGACTGGTTTGAGTACAATGACAAACCTGTAATATTTTGTGATATAGATGGTACGATTGTCAAATGCCAGAGTAGAGTGGGTGAAAACAACTACAATTCACCTGTGACACCATTAGAAAATAATGTTAAGAGATTGCTTGAATTACAAGATAAAGGTGCTCAGTTTATTTTCACAACAGCCAGAGACAATGAATATACATCACAAACAAGAGAGATGTTGTATTCTTTAGGTTTCAAAAGTTTTAATTTAATTTGTGGATTGTTGAATTCTAGACGTATACTAATTAATGATTACAATGTTTCTAATCCATATCCAAGAGCAGAAGCAATCAACCTGAAACGTGATTCAGATAATCTAACTGACTTTCTATGATACCAGATAAAAATCTATTCATTGTCACATCATCACTCAAACCGAATATGGGTACGTTTAGTGATGGCGACCGGTTTGCTCAAACAATTGCTTCTTTAAAATCCATACGTAAACGTTTCCCAGCAGGATTCATTGTCTTTTCGGATGTATCGGTAAGACCAGTTTCTGACCTAGAAAAAGAAACTCTGGCCAGATTGTGTGATGCCTATATTGATATGAGCCAACAACCAGATGTTAGAAAATTTTCTGAACATTGTATGAAAAGTCACGCTGAAAATGCATTATTGTTCTATACTTTACATGCACTGAAACAAAACAATCTATTAAAAGATGTGAAAAGAATCTTTAAATTCTCAGCAAGGTCGGAACTGGAAGTTACTTTTGATATCAAAGAATATGATGGTCTATTTGGTAAATATGTCTTTAAAAAGGCGATTTCAAGTTGGATGCCTGGTAATACCAATAGTCTGTTTATTACCAGAATGTTCTCTTTTTGTCCGTCTTTGTTAGATAATTATCTTGATGTTATACAGAAAAATCTACAAATAATAGGTTCATTTGATACTGAACATGCCCATTGGTTAAATATACCAAAAGAGTATCTGGTTGAGTTTGACAAGATTCATTGTTGGGGTTGGCTGGCAGGTAATGGCCAAATCGAACATTATTAACAACTATATATCAGACCGAACAATTCACACATTTGTTGGTCTGTGGTATAATCCGTTATAAATAACCTTACAGGCAACCAAAGTGTGTTGCATTTCTAAAGGTATAATCTATGTTAACATTTCAATCTTTCCTCAAGGAAGAAGCCGAAGGTGGCGAACTCAAACACATTCACCATGCGGAAGACCGTCCGTTGATGCACGGCCACGCTGGTTTTGAACATGCTCATGGTGCTCTGATGAAGGCACATGAACACATGATGGCTGGTGCCAAGAGTAGTAATTTGACCATGAAATATGATGGTTCTCCATCTATTGTCTTTGGCCATCACCCTAAGAATGGTAAGTTTTTTGTAGCAACTAAGTCGGCTTTCAACAAGAATCCAAAGATTAACCATACAGAAAAAGATATCGAAAAGAACCATGGCCACGCTCCAGGTCTTGTACAGTCACTCAAACATGCTCTCAAACACCTACCAAAAGTAACACCAAAGACTGGTGTATATCAAGGTGACTTGATGCACCACGCTGATACAAAATCAATTAATGAATCTTTGGTTTCGTATGAAGCTTTGATTTATGAAGCAAAAGCAGGTGGAAAAGTATCATTTACACCAAACACAATTACATATACTGCTCATGGTAAAGAAGCAGACAAGGTTAAAAGGTCTAAAGTTGGTGTAGTAGTTCACAGTAAGTATAGTGATGATATGAAAAATGCTACACCACACGTAGACCATCACAACTTCAAACAACATCCAGATGTTCACATTCATGGTGCCGAACATGATACTTCTAAAGTAACACATTCACCAGAAAATCAATCTGGTTTTCACAAACATATGGCTGCTGCCAAAGAAATTCATGATACACATGGTCATAAGATGTATGATTCAGTTCATCCATCACACTCTGGTGAAACAGGTCATTTGTCTACTTACATCAACAAAACTGTTCGTACCAATGAAGTTCCTTCTGTCAAGGGTTTCAAAGAACACCTAAAAGATGTACATGAAAAAATGGCATCTAAAGTAAAAACAGATAAAGCTAAAGCTGAAAAGACAGCTGAAGGTGCCAAACAAATTGCTCATGTCGAAAAGAACAAATCACATTATGGTAATTTATTGACTATGCATCATCATTTGGGACAAGCTAAAAACCACCTAGTCAATTCTTTAGAAACACATGAAGGTAATTATCAGCATCATATTGAAGGTAAGAAATCTAAACCGGAAGGTTTTGTTGTTCATCACGATAACGAACCTACCAAGTTGGTAAATCGTCCAGAGTTTGCTAGACAAAACTTATTAAAGGTAAGAAAATGAATATCAATCAATTAACTAGACAACAACAAATTTTTCTTGAGAGAGCTGGCGTAACTCAAATATTAGAGGGTCGTGGCAAACTTACTGGTTCAGGTGAAACCGGCGCAGAACACCAGAAGAAATATATTGATCCACATGTTGGTTCTGGAAAATTTTCTCACAATTTAGCTGCAGAACATGATGATTTACCAAAAGGTTCTGCAGTAAAAATACACAAAGTTGAACACATCAACAATAAAATTCATGTTCATGCAGAAGATGAAACTGGAAATCATCATGTAATTCCTGCATCAAAGTTACACAAGCCAGGTGAAGCTCCTCCTAATAAAGGACACGATTATGAAACAAAATTTGTTGAAAGAATGAAACACCACGGCCTAATGCCAAAAGAAATGAGTGGTGCTGGTTCAACTGGCGGTACCGATTTTGCTGTTGAACATAAAAAGAAAAATAGCAAGAGTCATTTTCATGCAGGTACAGTTTCTGGCCATATGTTGAATGGTGAAACTAAGAATGGTGTGACTGCTGCTATGGGTCAATTAACAATTCACCACACCAAAGAAAAAGGTTGGCACATTAAAGATTCACAAAGAGCTAAGAGACCTGAATATGCAAAACATATTGAAAAGGCTGGAATCTTGAAACACATGAATACACATCATCCAGATCCACACAAAGAGGCAACGACAGCATCTGGCCGTGCCAAAACAACTGAACTGGAACATCCAAACTTGCATCCAGCAGAAGGTTATCTGAAGGATCACCATGTACACGTTTTGCAAGTTGGTGGCCACGGAACATATCGTGTTGGTGAGAAAGATGAAACAGGTCATGGTTTACCAAGAATTTCTGGTAAAGGTAAATGGAGAATCAGAGAAAAACAAAAGGGTAATAAGAGTGCAAGAACAGTTGCCTTTCACCCAGCAGGAACAAAAGGGTTAAATAAGAGTCATGTTGATTTAGATAACGATACACATTTACACGCATTTAAGAAAACATTAGGACACGAATGAAATCGTTTTTAGATTTATTACAGGAAGATAAAAGTGGTGATGTTCACCACGTTATGGCCTTTGGTCGTATGAATCCTCCTACAACTGGCCATTTGAAAGTAATTGATAAGGTCAAAGAAGTTGCTGCGAAACATAATGCCGGATATACTGTTGTAACATCACATTCACAAGATAAGAATAAGAATCCATTATCTGCTGCACAAAAAATTAAACACCTCAAGAGATATTCTCCAGGTACTAACTTTGCTGCATCCAATAAAGAACATCCATCTTTCTTACATCACGCAGCCAAATTACACAAACAAGGTGTAACACATCTTCATATGGTGGTCGGTTCTGACCGTGTTCCCGAAGTGAAAGATAAATTACACAAATACAATGGTACACATCCTAGTGCTCTGTATAATTTCAAAAAGATACATGTACATTCTGCTGGCCAACGTGATCCAGATGCAGAAGGAACAACTGGTATGTCTGGTACTAAAATGCGTGAACACGCCAAGCACAAAGATATTAAGTCTTTTAGACAAGGTGTTCCATCACATGTTTCAGATACTCACACAAAAGAGTTGATGCATGATACTCGTAAAGGTATGGGTATACATGAATCTTCTTATCATGGTTTATTCAAAGCAATCTTTGTAACTGGTGGTCCAGGTTCAGGTAAAGACGTTGTTATCCGTGAGTCTATTCCACACCAAGGTGCTGTAGAAATCAATTCGGTTCAGGCTTTTGATTATCTGATGGACAAACAGAAGTTATCTGAAACCACAAAAGACTATCGTAGAGAAGCCATTCGTTCCCGTCTTCCTTTGATTATTAATGGTCCGGCTGATGACCATTACAGAATGATTACAATCAAAGAAGAATTGGAAGAACTTGGTTATGAATCAATGATTGTTTTTGTTGATACAACAAATGAAGCCAGTAAAGAAAGAAATGAACGATTGACCAAGATGGTGTCTGAATCTGTCAGACAAGAGAAATGGCAACTGGCTCAATCAAGTAAAGAAGCATATCGTCAGAATTTTGAACGATTTGTAGATTTTGATAATAGTGAATCACTAGAATCAATACAAGAAGATATCACCTCAACATATCAAAAGGTTGATAACTTCTTTGCAGGCGAGTCCTATACTGAAACGGCAAATATGTGGTTAGAAAACCATGTGCCGCTAAATATAGGAAGTTATAATTCTTTGTTTAAGGAAAATGAAAATGTTAAGAAAAATTCTAGGTTTGTTCAAAGGTTCAACGAAAACAAATCCATCAAGCTCAGAAAAGGTGGAAGTCCAGCCGCAGCCGGTCCAGGAGACATTAGTCCCGACAACCGTCCAGGAGACACCAACGCAGACAACATCAAGTGGGACGGTAGAAAGCCAAGAAGCACCTACACCTTCAGAACCTACTCCGAAGAAAACAACCCGAGCGTCAAAGTCTTCCCAGAGCCCAAAGAAAACAACTTCTCGCAAGACAAAGACAAAGTAAGTCGTAAAAAGTACGGTGACAAGTCTTTAAAAGATTCTCATATTCAAAGTACCGATGGTGTTGGTGCCACATGGAACACTCGTACTAATGGTTCAGGTTTAACTGGTGGTGCTGGATTAGGTAATCCTTTATCATCTGAGAGTATAGATTATAGTAATGCAAGTCCTGCCAGTACGGCAATGCCATCTGGTGGTTCTGTAAATCCTTTGAGTAATAGTTATGATAGCTTTAAGAAGTTTAGAAAGACTATCAAAAAAGAAGCCATAGACGATCCAGGTTCAAATGACATGGGAGTTGGTGGTACTTTAGGTGGAGCAACTAATAAAGAACCAATGGAAAATCCAAAAGATAAGATGGGTTATTCATACGACATTAAAAAGAAGAAAAAGAAATGAAATCTTTCCTAGAATTTATAGAAGAATCTGCAGCATGGCAACGCTCTGCTGGTAAAGACCCAAAAGGTGGCCTCAACCGTAAAGGTATTGCATCTTATCGTGCTGAGCATCCAGGTTCTAAACTTTCTATGGCTGTTACAACTAAACCATCTAAACTAAAACCTGGTTCTAAAGCAGCAAACAGACGTAAATCATTCTGTGCTAGAATGTCAGGTATGAAAAAGAGATTAACATCTGCTGCTACGGCACATGATCCAGATTCAAGAATCAATAAATCACTACGCAAGTGGAATTGCTAAACGGAGAACAATAATGATAAATTTAAAAAAACACGATAACGTTGCTGACGCTGTATTAAATATTTTACAACAAGAAGCACTCAAAGGTAATCAAGACAAGATTGATGCCAACCACAATGGCAAAATCGATGCTCAAGATTTCAAGATTCTCCGTGGCAAAAAGAAAGTAGAAGAAGAATTGAAAGGCAACCAAGACAAGATTGATGCCAATCATAATGGCAAGATTGATGGTGAAGATTTCAAACTTCTACGTGCCAAAAAGAAAATGAAAGAAGAAGCTGAACGAACAGAAGATACACTTACTGGTAAACTAAAAGCCAAAAAGGGTGATGATGTTGGTCCAGGTGCTGATGGCAAATCTTCAAAAGTTAAGTTGAAAGCGGAAGAAGTTGAACAGATTGATGAATTATCAATTAATACTTTAAATAGAGTTCATGGTGCTGCAGTCCGTGATGCTAACGATGCAAGTCGTGAAGGTGATGAAGAAAAAGCCAATAAGCGTTATAATCTTGCAGGTAAAGCAAGTAATAAAGCTGAAATGAAAAATAGAGCATTGGGATTGAAACCATCTGGCCAACATACAATGGAAGAAGTTGAATCTTTGGAAGAAAAGAATTGGATTGCTAACGCTATCAAACATCCAGGTGCTGAGACTGCTGCAGCCAAGAAGGCCGGTATGTCTACACAATCATATGCTGAAAAACACAAACATGATTCCGGTAAAGCAGGCAAACGTGCTCGTTTGGCTTTAACCTTGAAACACATGAAAGAAAAGTTTGAAGAACCAGTTTTAGATGAACTTATCAACGAAGTTATGGCAAAAGATGCTTCCGCTGGTGATTGGATTCACGACTTCATTCATTCAGACAATCCTAAATTTGCTGGCAAATCTAAAGCTAAACGTAAAGAGATGGCATTGGCAGCATACTACTCAAAGAAGAATGAAGAAACTGTACAAGAAGGTTTAAAAGACCTTGCTAAGAAATCATTTAAAGCTTTGACTGGTGGTTCAGATAAAGACCACTTAGACCGTCTAAAGAAAGACATGTATGGTGGTAGTGAAGTAAAGTATGCAGCAAAGACATTAGTTAAACATGCAAAAGACCCACTCGGCTTGAAGAAAGAAGAAGTAGAACAAGCAGAAGCCGAATCTTTGATTGAAAATTTTGAGATGATTAGTGAAGTTTCACTAGGCGCTAAAATTAAAGCATATGCAAGTCATTCAAGTGATGCTTTTGAACATGGTGATATGGGA